CACTGAATGATTTGCCGTCCAGGGGTCAGGAATTGATCGATTTCGCTGATACGATCTTTCCTGACGGGTTTATGCCCTGGCAAAAGTACGTCGCCATTCATGCCCACAAAGTCAAGCCTGACGGTCGATGGGCAACGCCACTGAACTGCATCGTGGTTGCACGTCAGTCCGGTAAATCCACACTGATGCTTTCACGTATCTTGATGGGTTTATTTCATTGGGATGAATCGTTGCAGGTTGCATCGGCTCACCGATTGGCTACATCACTTGAACAATTTCGTGCGCTGGTCAATCTGATCGAATCATCGGATGATCTTGCCAAACGTGTAAAGCGAATTCGATGGTCGCACGGCAGTGAGGAAATCGAAGTCCAGGGATTGACGGGCATCAATCGATTCATCATCAAGGCTGGCGGATCAGCGGCTCGCGGTATCTCAAAACCTGAAACGGTTCACCTGGACGAATTGCGTGAAATGCACGAACTCGAATCTTTTGCCAGTTTACGTTATACCCTTTTAGCGGCGAAAAATCCGATGGTGATGACCTATTCGAACGCTGGCGACCAACATTCCAAAGTGCTAAATTTGCTACGCGAACGGGGAATCGCCGCTGCGTCGGGTGTGGTTGATGACATTGGATATTTCGAATGGTCAGGTGCATCCGACGCTTTGACGGACGAAAACTTTGCAATGGCGAATCCTGCATTGGGTCACACCATTCACATTGACAATATTCGCAGCGTTTTGAAAGACCCACCTGAGGTCGTACAAACCGAAGTGCTTTGCCGATGGGTTCAGACGATTTCATCGGTCATCAGTCAATCCGCATGGGATGGATGTGCCGATCCTGACGTCGATCTTGATCCTGAAAAACTTACCTGGCTGGCTTTGGATATTTCACCGGACAGAAAACATTGCGCATTGGTCGGGGCGCAGAAATTAGGCGATGAACGATTTATTGTAAAACTTTTACACACATGGGAAAACGAAAGGCAACTAGATGATCGAGCCGTGGCAAATGACGCGGCGTTTTACTGCCGAAAGTATCCGATCGAACATTTGCTATACAGCCGTAAAACTAGCGGTGCGGTAGCGGCTCGATTACAGCCAGCAGGAATCCCGATCTACGATATGGACGCGTCATATCCACAATCGTGTGACGAATTGCTTGGCGCTATAAATTCGGGCAGGTTGCGCCATACGAATCAACCCGAACTGACTGCGCAAATGCTTTCAGCCGTTCAATTACGTCGAGGCGATGGCGGTTGGGTCATAGGAAGGCGTGCGTCACAAACGGCAGTGTGCGCCAGTGTGGCAACGGCGCTCGCGACACACTTTGCGACACGCCCAGAGACGGAAACCGACATTATGGTGGGTTGATGGTAAAGCACTGAGAAAATTTGCAAATGGGAATTCGTGACATATTTGCAACGCGTGAGGTACAAACGGTGGCAACGCCGCAATCACCTGACGTATCTGCACAACTAGGGCCAGTCACATCGCTTGATTCACTCACTCCATTTTTCGGTGGCGCAAATACTGCGACCCGTGAGGAATTTATGTCGATACCGACAGCAGCCAGGGCAAGAAACATTATCTGCTCATCGATCGCCAGTATCGGACTCGAAGTAATTGATCGATCCACTGGAATGGAAATCGAGGAAGCACTGCCACGTGTAATTCGTACACCCGATCCGCGTGTGCCAGGATCAGCAACTTACGTGTGGACACTAGAGGACATTTTGCTTTACGGGTACGGATATTGGCAGATCACAGAATTATTTGCAGACACATTCCGTGTGCGCAGTGTGCAACGCGTTTCACCTACTCGCGTGACGATTCAAACGAATTCACTTGCCACTGAAATTGAATATTATATGGTTGATGGATCGCCAGTACCAAATTCCGGTATTGGATCACTGGTCGTATTTAACGGAAACGATGAAGGCGTCCTGAATCGAGCAGGTCGAACAATCCGCACGGGTGCGGAACTAGAACGTGCCGCTGCGATGTACGCACGTGAGCCAATTCCATCAATGGTGTTGAAATCCAACGGCACGGCTTTACCTGCTGACAGAATCGCCAAATTGCTTGATTCGTGGGCAACAGCCCGACGCAATCGTGGCACTGCGTTTCTAAATGCTGATGTAACTTTGGAAACAGTCGGATTCGACCCTGAGAAATTACAACTGGCGGCTGCCCGTTCATACATTGCCACTGAGGTGGCACGTGCTTGCGGAATCCCTGCATATTACGTTGATGCCGAAACTGGATCATCGATGACGTACAGCAATGCCACTACACAGCGCCAAACGTTGCTGGATTTTTCACTTATTCCGCTGATGACAAGCGTGACCGAAAGACTTTCAATGCCCGATTTCATTCCATCAACGCAAGAAGTTAAATATGATTTATCTGATTATTTACGCGGCAGCGATCTTGAACGTGCCAATATTTACAAAATCCTGAATTCGATCGTGGATGCCGAGGGCAATCCAGCAATCACAATCGATGAAATCCGACAAGCAGAGGAAATGATCAAATGAAGGTAAATACACCGTTCACAATCACCGCCGCTGATTCTGAGGCACGTACCATCACCGGACAAATCGTTGCATTTGATACCGCTGCCAAAGCATCAACAGGCAAAGTGTTATTCAAAGCAGGATCGATCACTCCAGCAAATGTGAAATTGAATCTTGAACACGATTCAGCACGTCCAATCGGCAAAACTTTGGCGATGGAACTTTCACCTGATGGAAAGTCAATCAATGCAACATTCAAAATTTCCAAAACCACTGCTGGATCAGACGCGATCCAGGAAGCAATGGACGGACTCCGTGATGGATTCAGCGTTGAAGCAAACGCAATCGATTTCGGATACAACGAGGACGGCACAATGGTCGTCAATAAAGCAGATTTGGTCGGTGTCGCTTTGACGCATAATCCTGCATTTGATTCAGCACGTGTATCAAATGTCGCAGCAACTACCGAACCAAAAGATTCCGAGACATCATCCGATGACGCGGAAGCAACACCCACACCATCAACAGAAGGAGACGTCGTGGAAAACACCGTCACAGAGCCAACTGCCGCCGAGACGGTAGAAGCGGCAGAAGCAGTACAAGCATCAGCAGCAGCAAAGCCAGTCAATTTCATTGCATCACGCAACCCAGTCGTATCACCTGAAACATTTTTAATGCATCAGGTTGCAGCAGCCCGTGGATCAGAAACATCACGTGCGTACATCGCAGCAGCGACATCATCAACAGACAATCCAGGATTGATCCCAACACGCCAATTGCGTGAGGTCGTAAATGGACTTGCCGACAATGTAAGAGCATCAATCGATTCCATTTCAAATGGAACACTCCCAGGCGCAGGGCTTGTTTTTCAAATCCCTAAAATTACCCAACTGCCAAACGTTTCAGTGGTCGATGAACTTGATGCCGTCACACCAGTCGTGATGGAATCAGAATTCATAAATGTGGACGTCAAGTCATTCAAGGGCAGTCAAGTGATGTCCGTGGAATTAGCAGATCGCAGCGATCCACTATTTTTTACCGAATTGATTTCAAATCTCACTGCGCAATATGCACGTGCGACCAATGAATATAACTCAGCGCAAATCATTGCAAATTCAGCAACAGCATCAACAGGATATGGATCAGACATCACAGCGCAGGAATTGCTTGCGTGGGTTTCAACTGCGTCAGTTTACGTTTATGAGCAAACACATAAATTTGCTGATGCCATCGTGGTTTCACCTGCAATGTGGGGTCGCATAATGTCATTCAACGTCGATGGCAGACCAATTTACAATGCGCTGCAACCTCAAAATGCGGCGGGAAATGCTCAGCCACGTTCACTCCGTGGATCAGTCAATGGACTTGATCTTTGGGTTGATACTGCGCTATCAGGTACAGGTGACAATTCAATGTACGTCATCAACCGCGATTCATACACTTGGTACGAATCCCCACGTCTAGAACTCCGCACGAACATCATTTCAGATGGTTCAATCGGAATTCTTATGTACGGTTATGGTTCAACAGCCACGAAAATTGGCTACGGCGCATACCGTTTTTCTGACTAATAAAAACTAATCATCGGCTAGGTCACTCCCGAACTAGCCGAGCAGACGAAAGGATCGGAAATGCCAAACATTGTCACCGCAGATGAATTGCGTCAGGTGCTTGGTGTTTCCGAATCCCTTTTTTCTGACGAATATCTTGATTCAATTATTGATTCGGCTGAAATTACAATTTTGCCGATGCTTACTCAGTATCAAAGCGCAGTAGTTTCAACACGCATCGCCGATGACGTTTTATACATCGACACATTGCGTCCAAATTATTTCGTCCAGGGGCAACAGGTCGTACTCGCTGGAATAGGTAACGGACTCGATGGACCATATACAGTCAGTGATCATTCCGTCAGACCCTTTCAGGTCACTGCAACAGTAGATGAAGCCGATCGAATTTTGACTCCGGTAATTCCAGCGGGAACGATTACACTCGATGGTGGCTCAGCAGCTGAAATCTATGCAAATGTGCCAGCAATAAATAAAGCGATTCTCATCGTTTCAGTAGAAATTTTTCAAAGCATTA